ATATGCAACGTGGTATCGAATTAGAGCCATTCCATCGTTCTGAAATTGAAAAGTATATCGGTTGTAAATTGTTAGTACCTGGTTGGTTGCAGTCAGAAGAATTGCCTTTATTGGGTATTAGCCCTGATGGTATAACCGAAGATTTAACCATATCGTGGGAGGGTAAAGCGCCCTCATCTAAAAAGCACATTGCAACGGTTCATGGCAAACAAATACCAACTGATAACATTCACCAATGCTTGCACTACTTTACGGTTAACGATAAATTGGAACGTCATTATTTTAGTTCATTTAGACCTGAAAATCAATATCCTTTATGGCCTAAAATGCTTGATAGGGATAGCCTAATCGATTTAGGAACTAAGGCTAAACCAAATGTAAAAAAGGTACAAGAATGGGTTGATATTGCTAAATTTAACACTAAGGAATTAGGACTAAATTTAAACATTGCCCTTACATCATTAGACAAAATTTAAACTAAATATTATGAAAAAATTATTAAAGGACATGCCAGAGCATGCAGAGCGTATAGACGGCAATCAGATATTAAAACAAGATATAATAGATATTTTAGGCATATTTGACTTTGAGGCTGACGAGGTGCTTGAAAAAATAACAGAATTTGTTAACCAAAACTACATATTTAAAGGAACGCTGCCAACTAAGATTTCAGGGATATTAGTGTCGGAGCTTAACGACTTTGATAACGCGATTTGTCCTGATGGCGAGCGTCATGACATCTTAGCTATTATGGATAACAAAATACCCCGTATTGTGGAGGCAATATTAGCATGAAAATCTCCCAATCAACCCTACTAAAAGCCCTGCAAATTGTCCATAAAGCAATTGGCGCAAGCATCATATTGCCAGTAACAGAAAACTATCAATTTACTATTAAAGGTAATAAGTTAACGATTGCTGCAACTAATATGAAGTTCTATATTAGAACGGAAACCGAAGTGCAGGATGGTGCAGATATGTCCGTACTGATTAACGCATCTAAACTATTTAATTTAATTAGCCAGCTGCCCGACCAATCTATAGATTTTTCGTTTACCGAGAGTCGTGTAGTAATTAAGTACGCAGGTGGTAAAATTGATTTACCAACTGAAAATGGCAAGGACTTTCCAACAATGACCGAGCCGAAAGGTCAAACAATGGTAATTAAGTCTGATATATTAATGGATGGGTTGGCTAAGGTGATACCATCTAAAGAAAAGTCAAGACCCGACAGACCAGCTTTGGAGTGTGTTAACCTTGCCCTATCCCCCAACGTTGCTACTTTTAACGCAGGTGGTGCAGGTGGATTAGCTCATTTTAGTTATGATACAGCGCATGAAGTTACAGCCGATATATTAATTCCCGAACATTGTTTCGGTGCGTTTGATTTGCCGAAAGAAACCGATGTGGCTGTTATCATAGGTAAAAATAATATGGGTTTATACATTGATAAAACGGCTATATTAATCGGGTTGTTAGATGATAAATTCCCCGATATAGTTGCTAAATTAACATCTGACGAACCTATAACAGCTAAAGTTGACCGCGATTTATTATTGTCGGCCATTAACCGTATTAAATCATTTACACCTATTGGTAATAAAATGTTGAAGTTGGACTTTTCTGACGTACTAAAAATCACCGCCCAAGATCATAACTTTGAACATTCGGCAGAAGAAGAAATAAATTGTGAGTATAGTGGTGAACCTATTACCATTGGCACTAATGCTGATAATTTTTACAACGCTGTTAAAAGGTTATCAGATTTTACTATTCACCTATCTGGCGAAAAGAAACCTATTACTATGCGCGGTGATGGTGGTTTAATTATGGTTATGCCTGTTCATTTATCGTAGTATGCCTGTATCAATTGTAACAAACGAGGACAATATGGCTATGATGAGCCGTTATCCTGATAAATATTTCGATTTGGCTATTGTTGACCCGCCTTATGGGATAGACATGGGTAATTATAATCGCACAGTTAAAGATAAGGTTGGCAAACGCCACAAAGCAAAAGAATGGGATGCTAATATACCATTGGATTCTTATTTTAATGAATTATACAGGGTTAGTAAAAATCAAATCATTTGGGGTGGCAATTACTTCCCTCAATTGTGGCTAAATGGTTGCAAGGGTTTTATTTTTTGGAATAAAAAGCAACCTGTTCAAACATTTGCAGATGGCGAGATGGCGTGGACTTCTTTTGATATGCCAGCAAGATGCTTTACGTATGCTTACTATGGAAATTTAAGTGGCAATACTACTGCGCCAACTAAGATTCATACAACCCAAAAGCCAGTTGAGCTATACAAATGGCTACTTAAAAACTACGCCAAATCAAACGACAAAATTCTCGACACCCACCTCGGCTCTGGCTCATCACGCATAGCAGCCTACGATTTAGGCTTTGACTTTTATGGATGCGAGTTAGATAAAGATTATTTTGATGCGCAAGAGAAACGTTTTGCAGACCATGTATCTAAAATAGATTTTTGGCAACCTGAAAAAGAGGTTATTAAAGTTGAACCCATAAACTTGATGTAATGTACACCCAACAAGAAATCCGATCTTATTCTAACAAGTCCTGTGTTTACGCGCCAAAGGGTGTTGACGTTAACGTTTTATCAACTAGCATTGATGAAATTTGCGTAATAGAATATAAGGGAGATAAGTTTTGCTGCCGATTGAATAAGTTGGGTGATAAACCACCAATTGATGAATTGATTATTAATGATAATGGGGGATTGTTATGAATAAATTTGAATGGACTGATAGTGGCTTAGAACTATTGCAAAGAATAGCAGGAATTATCCTTAAAAACGGTGGTAACTATGAGTATGCTTTTGCGATTGAAAAAGAGTGGATGAACCCCTACCAATTAGAAAAAGCAAGTTTTAAACATCGTAACCCTAATAGGGTTTGGTCACAAACAGAGATACAATTTTTACAGGCTAAACTTCATTTATCTTACGATGATATTGCCTTACAAATGAAAGACCGTACACCAGACGCTGTTCGTCAAAAAATTTATAATATGCAGAAAGCTAAACAAATTGGGGGTAAGGTTGCCGCAAAAAATGAATATAAACAATTAAATAAATTATAATTATGTCACAAACAATCAAAGGAAAAGTACACGAGGTAAACCCAGTTCAACAAGTAACTGACAGCCTAAAAAAACAAGAATTAATTATTGAGTATATCGAAAATCCTCAATACCCTGAATACCTAAAGTTTGAAGCTGTTAATGACCGTTGCGCTTTAATTGACCCACTTAAAGTTGGCGATGATGTAGAGGTATTTTTTAACCTACGTGGCAGACCGTGGACGGATAAGGCTGGTAAAAAGTCATATTTTAATAGTATGCAGTTGTGGAAAGTTAATGTGTTATCTCAATCGAGCGATCCGACTTGTGCGCCACCTGCGGATATTAATAGTAAGGCAGAGGAGGATGATTTGCCATTTTAGGATATATTTAAAAATAAAAAGGTGGCAAATGTCGCCTTTTTATTAACATTGTTTGCTTTAAAACTTTAAAGTGCTTATATTTAAACCATGCAAGAAACACAGATAAATTTTCAGCCTGTAAAAGACTATGCGCTTAAACATAATATAACCGTACAAGCGGTATATGAGCGTATAAAGAAAGAAACTGTTTATGTTAAAAAAATCGGTAGCTATACTTTAGTTGCCGATAAATAATTTTTTAGCTACTTACCTCTTTAAAATTTACAAGCTAAATGAGCGATAATTTACACCCTATTAATGCATTTCCTGAACCATTGCAAGAGATAATAAACCATTTTGCAGAGGCTAAAGGTTATCCGCATGAATATTATATTACGGCTGTTTTGGGTGCGTTTAGTACGGCTTTAGGCAGATCGGTTACACTAAATACAGGTAACTATGTTGCTATTGGTAGCTTATGGGCGGCTATTGTAGGGCGCAAGGGCTTTACTAAATCAGAGCCTCAATCGGATGCTTTTAAACCAATTAAGAAATTTCAATCAGCTATTTATAAAGACTGGAAAAATCAGGCAATAGAATTAGAACATTTTAAGGCTGAAAATCCAAAGGCAAAAGTTAATGAGTTACCACCGCATCCTGTACACATATTAAATGATGTAACCCCCGAAAGTTTGGTTATTAAATTAGCTGAAAACCCAAAGGGTTGCGGAATAGTTTATGATGAGTTGGCTGGTTTTATAGGCCGATTTGACAGATACAAGGCAGGTGCAGATGAGGAAATGTTTTTGAGTTTATTTAATGGTGATAGTATTAGCCGCACAAGGGTAAACGCCTCATCAAATGCTTATGCGGATCACTCTTATTTAACTATTATAGGTACTATACAACCCGCAGTATTAAAAGCTGTTTTCTTTAATAAATCTGAAAGCGGTTTTTTTGATAGGTGGCTAATTTGTTGCCCCGATAATGTTAAAAAGCAATATCCAAACGCTTATGGCATCAATCCAATTTCAGAGGCTAAATATTATTCATATATCGAAAAATTACTTGTTGTTGCGTTTGAAGAACGTGACGAGTGTTTAATGAAATATACACCAGAAAGCTATGCCATTGTTAATGCCTATCAGCGTAGTATTATCGATGAGGAAAATGAAACGGATAACGATGATTATCGGGGTGTACTTGCAAAGATTGAAATTTACCTGCACCGATTTGCTTTGCTTATTCAATGTATGGAATACGCTATTGACACAACTGGCAGTTACGATAAAATATATTTTGTATCTGAACAGTCGGCAAAAGGCGCAGTAATACTTTGCAAGTATTTTGTTAATGAAGCAATGAAAGCCAGGATATTAAACCCCGTTGAAAGCCTAAAGGATCAATGGATAGATATTTATAATGCCCTACCCAATCATGGAAAATCGTTTGACCGCTTACATTTTATTAAGATATGCGATAAATTCGGAATAGGGCAACGCAGGGCAGATACATTTTTAAAACAAAATTCAGACCGTTCTGAAAGTAAACTATTTTTTAAGGTCAAACATGGCGAGTATAATAAAAACTTATTTTAATATGAAGATAACATACAACGGTTCAAGATTTTATTTTAGTGTAGATGATAGACACATAACCCAAAATACAGATCCTTTTATTATCAGTTTTTTTAAACAAGGTGGTAAAAAGAAACACTTTAACGACCAACAATATGTTGCATCAATTTCAAGAAGCGATAAAGAATTTAAGCGGTTTAAATATCATGGGTTCGCTAATGTGACTAATGCTAAAAAATTATTAAATGATTTTATTAAAGAGATATATGAAAACAAAATTTAAAGACAGCGCAGGTAAAAGAATATCTATAGGTGATGAACTTGATATATTAGCTACTAATATGTATAACGGAGAGGTTAATATTGAAAACGATGTTGTTTGTTTACAGACTGCATTTTTTAATAAGCCACTTATTGAGCATTTAGAGGCTACTGATTTAATTTATGCATTGATAGTTGATAAGTCTATTGTTGAAAATTCAGGTGGCGATGATGATTTACCTTTTTAACTATAATTATGAGCCTTAACGACAAATGCACATTTTATAAAAATGTTATTGAACGGCCATATAAAGGCTGTAAAACATTATCAACTCCAGGTAGATTAGTTTCAATTATGGATTTGCTCACTAATGAGCGATATACTAATAATAATTTATTAACCCAAATTAGGTTAAGCGGTTATAAGAGCGATTTTTATAATAGCAATAAAAATGGTTTAAGCGCAGCTACTTTCAGCACCGTTCAGGATGATTTAACTATTGACCGTTCCGATATTAATACTTTATATCATACCGGTTATATATCATTTGATATTGATGTTGATAAAAACCCATACTTATTAACCGACCCTGAAAGTATAAGAGATTTTATTATTGAAAATATTCCTTATGTTGCTTACTTAGGTAAATCCGTTTCAAATATTGGCTATTGGGGATTGATGCCAATACTCAATAAAGATGATCACTACGGACATTATGCCGCAATGAAAGAGTTGTTTTTAAAGCATGAAATAACTTTAGATAAAACCAGCGATATAAGCAGGCTTAGATTTATTGCATACGATCCTGACGGTTATATTAACGAAAATGCGCAAACATTTAATGATAGCATTATTGTTGATACGGTTACTAATAATATTGAAGATTACGAGCGTATGGCAACCGATGAGTTTTTTATTGCTGCCTGTAGATGGATTGAGGCTAAACATAATATCAGATTTGAAAAAGGCGCAATACATAACTATTTACTTTACCTATACGGAACATTGCGAAGCTGTAAGGTATCGAGGGAAAAGGCTTTAAACTGGATATACAATAACCTGATTAATGAAAGCCAAATAACTACCAACTGTTTAGATGAGCCAAAATGGATAAAATAATAGCCGTGTGCAATTTGTGCAATTTGATAGGGTGTAAAAATATCCTAAAAAGTGCTTTTAAACGCTTTAAATGGGGATATTGCACAAATTGCACAAATTGCGTGGTCGCTGTAAATAACTCTACTCACATACGTATCCTCATTTTGAATAATATTATTAATATTTATATATTACTAAACAATATTGCAATATGTGCAATTTGGCTGTTTTTGATACCGTTAAGGCACTTTTTAACTACTTTTAATTTGTACAAATTGCACTTTTATGCCTAAAGACTACAAACGCCACCTAAAATCAGATATGCAGGGTGGTTTTTATGAGATTGAGAAAAGTAAGAGTAAAACAGTACCAAGAGAAATTGAGCATAGTATATTTTTGAGTATGGTAAAGGATAGAGATATGGCATGGATAGCAGAGGGTAAATTTGTAGAGCATCTAACTGCAAGGCATGACCCTATGAGTTATATGAAGTCTGCAAAACCCATGAAGATTGAACATGAAACCGAAGCAATCCTAAAACGTAGGGATAGACACGAAGAGGATAATATCGTTGCTAAATGGGGTAAGCAGTTCAAAGTCGATTATCCAAATGTACCTTTCACTATTGATAAGGTTGCTCAAAGCAGATCGATGTTAGGCGGTGTTATGCACAAGTCAAGCCAATACCGAAAAGGTAACCCTGATATATTTATTCAATCGCCACAGGCAGGTTATGCCGGATGTTTCATTGAGCAAAAGAAGTCGGATAATATATTTTATAAAGGCACTCGAATATTAAAACCCGGTAGTGATAATCAGCATATATGGCAATCGTTATACCATGCTGATTTACGTCAACAAGGTTACTGGGTAATGTTTAGTATATCGTATGAAAGCACTAAAAAAATGACTGACCGTTATATGGCTGGCAATCCTTACGCTATGCAAGTGTTTGATTATTATTGTAAGCCAGAAGATTATGCACAATTTACCTTTCACCCCTCATTTAAACCAGTAAAGAAAGTATGAAAAGGGAAACTTATACAACGATGCCTATGAATATTCAAGGCATAGACCCTGACTTATGGTATCCAATTACAGCTAAAGCCGAACAAATACCTAAAGATTTAAAAGAGTGGAGATTGCTTAGGGGTTTAACCATTAGAGAAGTTGAAAGACAAACAGGGGTAAGCAATCCGTATTTATCTCAACTTGAAACGGGCAAGGTAAAAAATCCATCTTTTGACGTGGTAGATAAACTATGCAAGTGTTATTTGGTTTATTTAAAAGTCGGTGGCAGATAAATTTAACACCCCCTATATAAGAAATTATTATTAATTGTTTAACTTTGAAACTGAATACGATATAAAAACGATATGCCATTTGAACCAGGACACGAGCATGGAGTGAGGTTTAGCGCTGATTATCAACCAGATAGTAATGGCAGACCTAAAGGCGTTAAAAACAGATCGACTATTGCACGCAAAGTATTAGAGATGACAGCGTTAATGCCAGATGATACATTTGCGCAGCTAAAGGCTAGCTTCCCAAATATTGAGCAAAGAATGACTACCGAAGAAATAGCTACATTAGTTATGATTGGTTCTGCTATAGCCAAAAAAGATGTTAACGCATATAAGGCTATCATGGATAGTGCATACGGTGCGCCTAAACAAGAGGTTGAGCATAGTGGCGAAATGACTAACAAAACCGTTGCTATCGAAATCGTACCACCAAAACCATTAGACGAATAGATGCAAGCCACTATTGTATTTCAAAAGAATTGGGATGCTATCCACGCAACCAATGAGGATGGTAGCAGGAAATACAAATATATAGTCAATGAGGGTAGCAGCCGAAGCAGTAAAACAGTATCGCTAATAGACTGCTTTGATTTGTACGCTAGGGCTTATTCTAACAAACGTTTAACTGTTTGGAGGGATACTAAGACGGATTGTAAAAAAACTGTCTTAAATGACGTCTTAAAGCGCTTAAAATCAACAAACCGCTATAAGGTAGATCAGGACTTTAATAAAACTGAAAGTATATTTACTTATTCAACAGATAGCACTTTTGAGATACATGGAACAGACGATGAAGAAACAGTTCACGGGTTAACCCAGGATTGCGCTTGGCTTAATGAACCTTACAAAATTAGCCGTGAAACATTTGACCAGATAGATCAGCGTACATCTGATTTTGTTTTCATTGATTGGAACCCTAAGAAATCCCATTGGATAGATGATATTAAGAAATCTCCACGCTGTTTAGTTATCCATAGTGTATTTAGTGATAATCCTTTTTGCCCAGAAGAACAACGGGCTAAAATACTATCTTATCAATCGGTTAAAAAATCTTACATAGCTTCGGTTATTTCAGAACAGGCTGCCAATAAGTACGATATTGAAATTAATCCCAATAACTATACACAGGGTCAATTAAAAGAGTTAGCAAGGTGTAAACTAAATGAAATCACTAATTCAGCTAACGACTTTTCATGGGATGTATATGGTAGGGGTATTAAGGGGGAGCGTCCTAACCGTATATTTAGGTGGACTAAAATACCAGATGCTAAATACCATGAGATTAAAGTGCCTAATGGACACCATATAACTTGCGTGGATTGGGGTGCAGTTGATCCGTGGGGTATATTGGATATGAAATATTATGATGGTGCTTTATATTTGCATCAGCGTAACTATCTATCTGAAAATAAACTACGTGAACGATTAAGCGCAACCGAATTAGCGCAAATAAGTGAGGGTGAAGAGGGTTTTATAACATGGTACTTTAGTAAATTTGACATACCTAAAAACAGGGTTATAGTTTGCGACAGCAATAGGCCAGATAAAATACGTGGGCTTAGGCGTATAGGTTATGACTATGCGATTGCAGCTACCAAAGGCGCAGGTAGTATAGTTGATGGTATAGATGGGCTCAATTCACTAAAGGTATATTATACTGAAAGCAGTAGCGATTTGGATTATGAGCAAGAAAACTATTCCCGTCAAGTGGATAGATATGGTATCGTTTTAGAAGAACCCGAAGATTTAGATAATCACCTAATTGACCCGGCACGTTATGGTTACTTTTGGTTCGTTCAACAAGATTTGATTAGGACGGTATAATAAAAAATATTTGATATGAAACTTTTTTATTACTTTTAGCGTCAATATGGGATTTAAATTTAATCTTTCATTTGGCGAACCATCACCGCTACAGGTAGAGCATAACAATCAGGGAGATTGGTTATATTGGATGTTTGGCGGTAAAGGAGTTAAACAAAAAAGATTATCAACTCAACAAAAACTAAGGTTAATATTATCTAACCCTGCTTGCTTAAAGGTTTTTGCCCTTAACGCAGACCTGTTTTCATTAGGTAAAATAAATACCGAAAAAGAAACTGAATATCTAAAAACCCTACGCAAAACCCCAAACTATAAACAAAGCTGGACCCAGTTCTATTGGGACTATATGTTTTGGAGCATGTTAGGTACAGCTTACTTGTGGAAAAGCGGAGGCAAACTATTTAATGATGCCAATACAGTTCAATGGTTAGACCCTAGTAAATTTGAATGGAAACCCAGCACTGTTGAAAAGATGATGGACTTTATATTAAGGAAAGCCACATATAACGACTTAATGGGCGATACGGTTAAGTATATATTAGGCAACGGAAAGTTTAAATATATACCACTAAGCGAGATAACTCCGCTGCACGATTTAAGTAGTTCAATGAATGATAATTTTTATATTGGAATAAGCAGGGTTGATGCTTTATATAAAATTATTATGAATAGCGAAGAGGCTTTGGATGCTAAAAACATCAACGTTCGCTACTCTGGTAAATGGATGGTAAGCGGTAAGCAAGACCCCAACAACGTTAATGAATTACCGTTATCTGATATTGAGAAGGCTGATATTGAGGAAAAGATTAACGGGGGTAAACAAGTACAGGCCAATAAATCCGCTATAGATATCAAACGTTTTACCGATAACATGGCCGCCCTTAAACTTGATGAAAGTTATTGGAGCGATTATTTTGCTATTGGTAGCATGTACGGCATACCTCGCGATATACTAGAGGCGCACGTTGCGGGTGGTAGAGGAGGCAGCACGTATGAAAATCAGGAAAAGTCTTTAGTTAGGCATATTGAGTACGGCATGAAGCCAAAGGGCGAAGAGTTAACAGATGCATTGGAGGCTATTTTTGAAATAGAAGATACCCAAATGACATGGGATCACCTAGCCTGTTACCAGGTGTTTGAAGTTGAAAGGCAGAATGTGGTTAAATTAAAATTAGAAAATGCTATATTAGCGCAAACAAATAATTTAAAATTAGCTGATTATGAGTAAAAAAGACACTAAGCAGCAAGCGGAACTCGCTAAAAAGCTATTGGAGATAAAGAAAAAACAAGCCGAACAAGGTAAAATTGTACAAAAATGAGAGTAGCTATACCCCAACACGCAACTAAAGCCGAGGCGTTTGCGTATTTACGTAGTAACGAAAAGCAGATAATCGCGCAAAAGCGGTCATTGCCTATTGAAAGCGATATTTATAATTGGGGTTGTTTGCCAGTTAACGAGAAGTCAACTATTAAAGAGGATGGCTCACTATTGGCAGATGGCGAAATAGAAGTAAATGCTATTGCTAATTTATCGGGGTGGTGCGATAGCTACATGGACGTAATGATTAAGGACAATTGGAATAAAACAATTGCTGATAAATCAATTGTTTACCACCTTAAAAACCATAAGTATACTACCGATGATATAGTTGGTAAAAACCCTGAATTGTACACTAAGAATTTTAACTTAGATTATTTCGGTTTAACCAGTGATGTGCAAAAAGCCCAGGCATTAATGATGCGTTCGGTTGTTACTAAAGAGTATGATAAAAAAACTTATCTGCTTTACAAGGATAACCAGATCAAACAGCATTCTATAGGGTTGCGCTATATCCAAATAGCGTTGTGCTTGGATAGTGAATTAGACGAAGATAAAGACTATAAAAAGAATTGGAATAAGTATTATAGCCAGGTAATTAACAAAGAAAAGGTAGACGTTTACGGCTATTTCTTTGCTGTTATTGAAAGCCAAATACTAGAGAATAGCTGCGTTTTATTTGGGGCAAACCCCAATACAGGCACTTACTCTACCGGTTCAAAAGAAAATATTGAGGCCGCTGATGAAGCACCTGATAAAATCGAGCCGATTGTTGAAATCACTCAAGAGAAAAAGAAAACTATTTTTTACAATTAAAAACTAAAGAGATGTTTAAGTACAAATCACAAAAGGAATTATCTGAAATGGATGAAACCGCTGTTGATACTTATATGGAGGCTAAAAAAACGCATGAAGATGCTGAAGCCAAAAAAGCTATCAAAGAGGCGGTTGATGCCGCAAAGGCAGAAATGAAAGCTGAAATTGATGCAGCAAAAACTATAGCAGATGATGCGGTAGATCAAGTTGCGAAACTTAAAGAAAAAGCTGACGGTGAAGGCGAAGCCAAACAAGGCTCTGTCGTTACAATGGTTAAAAAACGTATCGAGGAAGGTGTTTATGAAAAGGCTTCATATAGCGACAAAACCGCCATCAAAGTTGCTGCTTTAATGACCACCGCCAACGTATTACCAAATGTAGCAGGTGGTTTCAGCCCGTTGTTCGGTAACTTTATCGATAGTGAAATCGGACATGTTCCCAAACCTGATCCTATTTTCATGCAATTAATCACCGTTAAAAATCAACCTGGTACTGAAAGCATTTGGTATACTGACCGTATTAACGAGGACGGTGACGCTGAATTTATCGCAGAGGGCGCATTGAAACCATTGGCTGATGCTGATTGGCAAACATCTAAAGCTAACATCAAAGAGGTAGCGGTATTCTGGAAACAAACAAAACGTTTGATTAACCACGCGCCATCGGTTATCACCGACTTTGCAGAGCATGCAAATGAGTTGGTAGAGCAAAAAATCGATGACAAATTGTTAGACGGCGATGAAACTGCGGATGCAGATGAGTTTGACGGTTTAGCTACTTTAGCGGCTGCATTCGTTGCGCCTGCTGCACTAGCTGGTTACTATGCTTTTGCTAACATTTATGATGTTATCATGGCAATGGCTACACAAGTACGTTTGGCTAACTTTAAAGGCAAAATCACAGCAGTTTTAAATACTGTTTGGATGGCTCAAATGGCAGGTGTGAAAGATACAGAGGGTCGTTATTTAATACCACCTTTCGTATCTCCTAATGGTAAAAACGTTGGTGAGGTATCTGTTGTATTTAGCAACAAAATGCCAGCCGATGATATATTAGTAGGCGATCTTAAGAAATTCGTTTTAGTAATGGCGGAAGACATTGAGTACTTCGAGGGTTACGAGAACGATGACTTTAGACGTAACATTGTATCTAAAAAATTAGAAGGCTTCATGGGAACTTACATGAAAGCATCTGATGCGGGTGCAATCGTTTACTCTGATATAGCATCGGTATTAACCGACATAGAAAACCCAGGTGTTTAACAATTAACAATTAAAATAATGGCAACCGAAAAAGAAAACAAAGAAGCAGCACCTTTAGCTACATTTTCAGCTAAAGCAATGTTGTTAGAAAACGCCGAAGCCGGTACGAAAATTCGTTACAGCGATAGGCTTAAAGTTGAGATCGTAAAAGAAACAAAGTATTACAAAGTGGGCAAACAAATTAGCCCCCATAAAGTAAAGGCTTTAGCTCTAATAAAAGCAGGCATTGCCAAGGAGGTAAAATCGAAATGAAAAAATTAATTTTAGCGGCAGTATTCTGCCTAATAGGTAGCTTGAGTTATGGCCAATTGGTTATATCGGGAGATTATGCAGATCAGGTTGGTACTACACGTACCCTTGCAAATGCAACAGCCGATACAATCAACTTGCAAATAACTAAAGCGCGCCCAACTCTTGTTTTTAAGTACGATATTACTAAAAACAGTGGAACAGTAGCAGGCACTATAGTAGTACAAGGCAGGGTTAAAACAACCGATAGCTGGGCAGTTGTTAACAGTTACACACTAACTGATGCAACCGCTACGCAAAGCGTTTTACTGACCAGCAATAACTATGTTTACTATAGGATAATAACAGCCCCTACAGGTACACAAAACAGCACACATAGCAAATACGTAGTAGCAAGAGGATACTAAAAACATGGCATCACTAATAAACGTAAATAATTTCGTAGGGCAGAATAACATACCCGATAAAGATATAATAGGTACAGACCTTCAAGATAACTTTATTGATAAGTATGAGCCTATGTTCTTAGAGGAATTGTTTGGCGTTGATTTGTATGAGGCATTTTTAGCAGGCAAAGGTGTTGGCAGTGTAGTTACTACGGCTGATAACCCAGTTGTAAATGGTTTAGGCACTAAGTTTTTAACGTACTTTGAAGTAGGCGATGAGATTTATATCAATGGGGAAACCAGAATAATAGCCGAAATACCCGAAGATAATCGTTTATTGACTACTGAATTATGGAGCGTTGCCAACGAGAATGTAGACTATTACAAAGGAGAACAATGGTATAAACTTTACACATTACCATCTTTAAAGCCAGCTATTGTTGATTATGTTTACTGGTTTTACTTAGAAGATCAGGTAATTCAAAATTTAGGTACTGGCGCAGGGCAAACTAAAAAGCAATTAGCTGTTACGGCTAGCCCCTATCCTAAAATGGTTAGGGCGTGGAATGAAATGGTAGAGTATAATAAAAAAACTAACAAGTTTTTAAAAGATAACGAAGCCGATTACCCCGACTATGCTTCTGTTAATTTGCCAGGATGGTACTTTTATAATGGGTTTTATCCGTTCTTTGATTGGAATTGGTATTCATGGTATGGCTGCTATGGTTTGCCAACTATTTACCGCATTAAAAACTCACTAGGTATATGAGGCCAAAACCGATTTACGTAGTTGATATGATACGGGATTTAGTTACCGCTACTAAAGACGCTGTTATTGGTGAATTGGCGGGTTACGGGGTGCAAACTATAAACTTTGTGCCAGGTACGCCCGAAGAGATCAATGAAGTGTTGGTGTTAATGTCAAAACAATCGGATAAAGAATATAAACGCTATCCGTTGTTTGCTTTGATAATGAGTTTCCCCGAAGAGAAAGGCAGGCAGGTTGGTGTAGACGGTGTAGAAGATTTAAATATATTAATTGCAAGGCGGTCAAATAATACTGACAAAACCCCTGCGCGTTATGAAAATAACTTTAAACCTGTTTTATACCCTGTATATTTAGAGTTCTTAAATCAACTTTATTTATCGCCTAAGTTCATTACGGAAACGCCTGAATTGATACCACACACTAAAATTGATTGGCCTTATTACGACGGCGAAAAGCAGGAAAATGCCTTTGGTGACTTTGTAGATGCTATACAAATTAAAATTAAATTAAAACTATTACTTAAAAATTGTTACTAAAATGGGAGTTAAAAACATAGGTATATGCGGCCAGACTGGCGGCAATACAGGAGTTAAAGCCTGTTTCAATGATATAGGAATACCGAGGGCAGTATTTTTTGTACCGATAGGCAAAACCTATACCACTGCAAGCATGGCAACACTAAAGACCGCATTAGCGGCAGGCATACTGGAAAACAGCCCATACAATAGGTTGTACCCGTTGCAGAATATTGTTCAAATAACTGACAATAGCACAGAGCCAACGTCACAAACATTTAGCGGAGATAACAGCACCGTATTTACCTCGCAAGGGTTTTACAATCTGAACTTCCAATGGGTTGCAGGCGGTATTTGCTTATTGATAGCTATGTTAAAAGCAAACAGCCGCAACAAAGCATTCTTTATTGTAGATAGCTACGGTCAATTGATTGGTACAGATGCAGGAACTGATTTGATAAAAGGTATAACTGGTAACAGCTTTACCCAAAAATTCAAATGGGCTGTAGGTACTGACGCGGTTGCAGCTTATAGCACAAACTTAATCTTCGCGCCTGAACAGGTAAACGAAAACCTAGCCATTGTTAACTTTAACCAAACAGGTGGAGGCGGTTTAGCTTACTTAACTGGTTTATCAGGTTTGTTAGACGTTAACATTACACAAGGCGCAGCACGTGCTTTAGGTGTGTTAAAAGTTGTAGCAAAAACAGCTTGCGGTACTGTTAATCTGTATGATGATTATGCTGATGCCTTAGCCGTTGTAGGCGCATGGCAAGCTAAGAATACTTTAACAGGTAAGCCAATTGCTATATTAACTGTTGTTAAGGATACAACAAACTTAGGTTGGACGGTAACACTTGATACTGCGGATGCTAATTATTCATCAGCGGCAGGCGGTGTTTCCGTTGGATTATCTGGCCCTGCTACTTTAGCAGCACTTGGCACGCCAGTTGTAGGTTATGAAAGTGATTTCTTAGCACAGTAAATAACATGGAAGCAAAAAACGTAAACAAAGAATGGGCTAAAAGGGTTAGCAAGGCTGACTTTATAAAAGCTTTAGATCACCACAAAGACGAAGCCGACTTAGGCGAATTGTGGGAAAGTTTGCAAGAGCCCAAAAAAGAAGCGGCTAAAAAGTAAGGAAAAGCCCTAGCGTGATGTTAGGGCTTTTTTGTTGCACTGCATTTTGTACAGGCTACAATAACTTTCTTTCTTTTTCGAGAATAAAAAGGTGCGCTGAAATTGTGATCGCAATTATCCCTTATTATTTTCCTGACTTGTTTAGCCGTAACCAATAGTATTTGCTTTACGTTAAATTTTAAATCGCACTTGGCTTTCTGTATTTCTGTTGTTTGTTCTTCTATTGTTTTCATAATGTTGATTTTATATTAGGGCGATAACCGCATTTATGGCAAATAGCATATGATGCACCACGAAACGGCTCACCTGTTATTGGTATTCTGCCATTCGCATCACACACAACCATTTCATGATTGCAAGGCGCATATTGAACTATCGCCTCACTAACCCACCGACTTTTATTTTTAGGAATAGCATCCACTATTTTTTGCGCTTCGGCTGATAGGGTGTAGTTGTTGCGTTTTTTTAATCGTTCCATTCTTTAAGAATTTTAATGCTCTGATTATATATATCTTCACTGGTTACATTATGTAACAATTTATAATGTTCATAATACCTACCTTGCTTTAACAGGTCGTGTAGTGTTT